GGCGGCGGGGGGGGCGAAGTCGTATACGGCGCGGTGGGACGCCTACATGCGGCTGTTGCGGATTCCGGGCTGTCGGTTGTTGTTGTTGCGGCGGAAGTTCACGGAGTTGACGGACAACCATCTGAACGACGCGCAGCGGGAAGTGGCGCGGATGGCGGGTCTCGGGGTGCCGATTCGGTATCTGAAGGATGAGCGCCGGGTGGTGGTGAGTCACCCGTCCGGGGAGGATGCGTGGTTGCGCTTCGGGCATTGCGAGCATGACGGGGACGAGGACCAGTACTTGTCATCGGAATACGAGGCGGTGTACCCGGATGAGGCGGCGACGTTCACGAAAAAGCAAGTGATGGGTGTAGCGAGTCGGTTACGGACGTCGCTGCCTGGGGTGTCGCCGGTGTTGCGGCTCACCTCGAATCCCGGTGGCAGCCAGACGTTGTGGCTGAAGCAGTGGTTCATGGACAAGACGGTCGGGCCGGACGAGGACGCGTCGTATACCCCGGAGGATTGGGGCTTCATCCAGTCGAAGCTCTACGACAACCCCTATCTGATGGACCCGGACGGGTCGTGGGCGACCTACAGCAAGCGGTTGTCCTCGTTGGGGCCGGAGCGGTCCCGGCAGATGCTCGAGGGCGACTGGGACGCGATTGCGGGGCAGTTCTTCAGTGAGTTTCGGCGGGACCATCATGTCCGCGACCTGGGGCCGTTGCCGGAGGGCTGTGAGGGCTTCCGGTGCATGGACTGGGGCTATAACCAGCCTGGGGTGTGCTACTGGGTGGCGTGCTTGCCTGATGGCCGGCTGTACGTGGTGCATGAATACCTGTTCCGGCAGACGTTGGCGTCTGAGGCGGCGAAGGAGATTCGCCGGCGCACGGCGCTGATGCCATCGCTCTCGATTCGCTACACGGCGGCGGACGGGCACATGTTCGACGCGGTGGGGCACGGGGAGACGATGAGCGAGACGTTTGCGCGGGCGGGGGTGCCGTTGTTGCGGGCGGACAACGGGAAGGGATCGCGGGCGCCGGGCTGGCAGCGGGTGCGGCATTGGCTGGCGGACGCCCCGGACGGTCGGCCGTGGATGGTGTTCCATCCGTCGTGTGCGTATCTGGTGCGGTCGTTTCCGGCGCTGGTGAGTGACGACGTGAACCCGGAGGATGTGGATACGACCGGGGATGACCATGGCGGGGATGCGATGCGGTATGGGGTGATGTCTCGGCCGAGTCCGACGATGGCGCGGACGCGCACGTCCCGGCCGAAAGCGGGCACGATGGGGGCGTTACGAGCGGAGGCGATGCGGGCGGCGGGGCGTGGGCGGGTGTTGGGGTCCAGAAACGTGAGGCGCGTATGACGATTCCTGAACAGCTCCGGTCGGCGGTGGCCCGGTCGCATTTCTCGCAAGACGAGATCGCCGCGCGCGCCGGGGTGAGTCCCAAGACGGTGTGGAACGCCCTGCGCGGGCGGAACGTGCGGAGCGACTGCCTCTTTGCGGTGTTTGGGGCGCTGGGCGTGCCGGTCGTGGTCGTGACCGTGCGCGTTCGTAAGAACGTGGATAGCGTCGAGGACGCGGCGCCTCTACCCTAGCGGTAGGTGCCCGACTCCCCACGTCCACTCGACTTCCCCTTGCCAGTCGAGGGGTGTGGTTCGTTCGCCTTCTGGCAGAAAGAAGCCTCACGGTCGGCGGACTGGTGGAAGAGTCTCTCAGCTGCCCGGCAGTGGGACCAGAACCTCCAAGCCTATCTCGGCAAGTCGCTCGACTCGGTGCCAGACGCCGATACCGTCGTGGTCCCAAAGGACTACGCGAACGTCGAGCAGAAGAAGGCGTTGCTGTTCTTCCAGGTGCCTGAAGTCACCCTGAGCGCGAAGCAGCCGAACGTGGAGGCGGCGATCCCGCTGTTTCAAGCGGTCCTCAACCGCAAGCTCTCCAACGACGAAGTGAACGCCGCCGCCCTGATGGACGAAGTGTTGTTCGACGTCCTATGCGTGTCCGGGATCGCGGCCTCGAAGATCGGCTACGAGGCGGACATCGACGGCGAGACGCAATCGATCGACCCGGCCACCGGTCAGCCGGCCATGGTGCCTGATCCCCACGGCGCGATGGACCCGATGACGGGCCAGCCCGCGCAGATGCCCGCGATGGTCCCCCATATCGTCAAAGAGCGGTATTTCTGGAACCGCATCCCCGTCAAACGCGTGCTCATTCCTGCCGATTTCCATGGTGCCGACTTCGACCGCGCCCCGTGGCTCGGCTGGCGTGGCGAGATGGATCTCGCGGTCGCCGCGCGGACCTATGGCCTCGACAAAGACGACCTGAAGCCCCGCGGGAAGGATGACGACCTCCGGCTCAAGTCGGATACCCCACACGAGAGCGCGGTGGGGCAGAAGGTGGAGTTCACCGAAATCTGGTATCAGGCGTCTCGGTATCTCCCCGACGTCGTGAACAGCGATCTCTACTACCAGGTGGTCTGGATCGACGGGATCGACGCGCCTGTCGTCTCGCGCCCCTCCCCGTATCAGACCGTGACCAATGGCCGGCTGACTGGGGGGATGGTGGGCAACCCGATTCACATCCTCACGCTCCGGTATGTGAGCGACCAGGCGGTGCCGCCGTCAGATGTGTCGATGTCCCGCCCGCTGGTCGACGAGATGAACGAAGGCCGCACACAGATGGTGCGCCAACGGAAGCGCACCAACCCCGTGCTCGGCTACGACCCCGGCATCGTCGACAAAACCGCGATCGACAAGGTGGTCACGGGCGAGACGCAGGAAGCGATCGCCGTCCCAGGGTGGAACAGCGCGAATCAGCCGATTGGCGAGATTCGGCGCGCCTCTTTCCCGCGCGAAAACTTCAGTTTCAACGATTACACCGCCCGCGACATCCAGGAAGTCTGGGCGATGGGGTCGAACCAGCAGGGCGTCTCGTCGCAGAGCAAACAGACGGCGACCGAGGCGAGTATCCAGCAGAGCGCCACACAGACGCGCATGAAGCGCGAGCAGACGCAGGTCGCGCGGTGGTTCGTCAATGGCGTGCAGAAGCTCGGCGCGCTGATCCAGATGTTCGCCGACGAGCCGGATTACGTCGAAGTGGTGGGACCAGACGGCGCGAAGGTGCTGGCGACGTGGGACAAGACCACGATCCAGGGCCGGTTCGCCTACACCGCCAAGCCGGATTCGTCGCTGCAAATGGACGCGGCCTTCGACAAGAAAAACGCCCTAGACGAGTATCAGTTCTTCCGCAAAGACCCGCTGATCAACCCCCAGTATCTCATCACCCGGATCGCGCGGAGGATTGGCGCCGACCCGCAACAGTTCCTCGCGCAGCCGCAACCCCCGCAACCGCCTCCGGTCACGCCGTCGTTTGCCTTCACCGGGGACGACCTCAACCCCGCGAATCCGCAGTTTCAGATTGTGATGGCGGTGCTGCAGCACGGCGGGATTCAGATCCCCCCGCAGGCGGTGCAACAGGCGCAACAGCAGGCGGTGCTCGTGGCGCAAGTGGCACAACTCCAAGCCCAGGCGGAACAGCAGCAGGCGAACACCGAGCATGGGGGGATGCAACCCGAAGCCGAACCCCTGAATAAGCATCAGTCGGACCAGAGCGGCAAATTGCCAGGCCTCGGCATGGCGGGAGCGGTGCAGTGAGCGATACGTGTGACACCTGCGGAAAGCCGGTGGAGGTGGCCGAGTGGCCCTTTTGTCCTCATGGGCGCCCGTCCTACAACGTCATTTCAGACAGCATCCGCGGCGGCATCACGCTCGAGAACCTCGGCCCGACGCCGGTCACGGTCTACAGCCACACCGAGCGGAAAGCGATCATGCGCGCCCGCGGCCTGCGCGAATCCGTGCGGCATGTCGGCCTTCCGGGGAGCGACAAATCCCCGCACACGACGAGATGGACCTAATGGAACAGACGACGAGCATGATTCTTGGCCCCGATGGGGCTCCGGCGATGGTGCCGACGGTGATCTTCGACCACGCCGACGCGCAGTTACTGCGCGACTACAAGAAGCTTCTGCAGCGGCATGGCCTGAAGGAAGCGCTCTACTGCCAGAGGTGTTGGGAAGGCGCACAGAGTGACGGCTGCGAGGCGCACGTGACCTCAAGCCAGATTCTCATCAAATGCCGCTGCACGATTCGGTTCTATGCGGGCTCGACCTACTAGCGAGATCCTATGAGTGAAGACTTCACGGGCGTAATGGCGTCGATGTCCTCGGACACTGACGCTGCCGGGTCGCCTCCGGATGACGTGTCTACTCTGGCGGGGTCAAGCGACCCTTCCGCAGAGTCGTCCGCGTTAGCGACGACCCCGGAGACGGATGCGAGTACGACCACGACACTCGCCGACCCCCTCGAGGGGCAGGCGGTGCCGTATCAGCGATTCAAGGAAGTGAACGAGCGCGCCAAGACGCACCAGCAATCGCTAGAGCGTCTCGCATGGGCGCAGGCGATTCCCGAGACGGCGGCACCGGCGATCACGCAGTTCTATCAAGAATTTCAGCGTGATCCGATCGGCACGATGATTCGGGAATCGGAAGCCCTCGCGTCCTCTGATCCGGCCCACGCGCAGGCGTTGCGGTCGGCGGCGGCGCGATGGCTCGGGGCGGGACGCGGGCATCAGGGACAGGCGCAAGCGCCCCCGATGCCCCAGGCCGACCTCCAAGCGCCCGACGGCACGCTCGTCTATAGCGCCGAGCAAGCGGAGAAGTTGATGGATTGGCGCGATCAACGCAGCGAGCAGGCGCTCGCGGCGAAGATGCAGCCCCTCCAGAAGTTCATCGCGCAGTCTCAGGCGGCGCAGATGCGTGGCGAAATCAAGGCCAACGCAGACACGTGGGCACACCAGACGCTCGCACAGTGGTCTGGACGCCCCTACTTCCAGGAGAACAAGCGGCAGATTGCCGACCTCATGCAACAGCACGGCTACGGCATCGCGGATGCCTACGCGGACCTGTTGTCGACGGTCGTCCTTCCGCAGCTTGCCAGCGCTGAACGGTCGTCGGTGGTCGCGGCGATGCACACCAAAGCGGCGGCGGGGACAGCCAACCCGAGTCGCGGCCCGGCTCAAGGCACCACGACGAAGCCTCGCGGCTTCGGCGAAGCCTACGCGCAAGCGCGCGAGGAAGCCGGGATTCGGTAGGAGTGATGTAGATGGCAGACATCAACCAGGGTCAGCTCATCGCCTCGGCGTGGGAGAAGGTCATCGGCAAAGAGCCGAACGACAACATCTTCACGTCGCGCGCGCTGTTCCAGGCCCTCGGCGAAAAGGGCTTCAAGGAAGAAGCTGACGGCGGGCGCCTGATCGAGTTCACGCTCGAAACCAGCGAAAACTCGACCTTCAAGTCCTACGACGAGATGGACACGCTCGACACCACGCGCATCAACGTGTTCGACTGCGCGCGCTACGAGTGGAAGACCCACGCGGGCACGGTGGTTTTCTCGGACCTCGAAAAGCTCCGGGTCCAGGCGCGCTCGGGCAAGTTCGACTACGTGGAAGAGAAGCTGAACAACGCGAAGGATTCGCATATTGCGGATCTGAACCGTGCCGCCTACGGGGATGGCACCGGCAACGGCGGCAAGAATATCGAAGGGCTTTCGAAGCTGATCCCGACCACGCCCACCTCGGGCTCGGTGGGCCAGATCAACCGCGCGACCTACGCGTTCTGGCGGTCGCGGGCGGCCTCCGGCGCGAAGACCACCACGGCCTTCGACAATCTCCGGTCGTCGTTCCGTTCGGTCTACAACCAGTGCACCAACGGCGGCACCGAGCACGCGCCGTCGGCGGTGCTGACCTCGCGGGCGGTCTTCGAGGGCTTTGAGGGCACCCTCATTGGCCTCGAGCGCTACAACAACGACGGCACCAGTTCGCGTGGCGCGGCAGTCGGCTTCAAGAACAGCGCGATCAAGTTCAAGAACGCCGATGTCTTCTACGACGAAGACGCCTTGCCCGTCGACTCGGCCTACTTCCTCAACCCCAAGTTCCTCAAGATCGCGTATCTGAAGGGCGCGTGGATGAAGATGAAGGACCCGGTCGAGCCCAGCAACCAGCTGTCCATCGTCTACAAGCTGTTCACGATGGCGAACATGGGCACCAACAACGCGCGCCGCCTTGGCGTGGTTCACGGCATCACCTAACCCAGGAGGCGAGTTCATACCATGCCCAACATCACGTCAGACCCCATGATCTTCTCCCTCACGGGATTCGACTCGACGCTCACCCGTGAACACAACCTCGGCGCTCGCGGTGTGACCGCGGACGGCCGGGAATTCCGCTACGCGCGGGCGGGGGCGGTGGCCCTCGTCGCCGGCAACGTCCTGCAGGCGCCGGCCCAGGTCGCGAACCATCAGCAGCTCACGCCGTCTTCGGCGGCACTCCGGGCCACGTCCGTGAGTGTCACGCTCGGCGCCACGGCGACGACCGAGAACCAGTACGCCGGGGGCTACGCGATCATCGACACCACGCCTGGCAACGGCTACGCGTACCTGATCTCGAGCCATCCGGCCGCGGCGTCGAGTGGCGTCGTGGTGGTGACGCTGGCGGAACCACTCATGGTGGCGCTCACCTCCTCGTCCCGTGTGTCGCTGCAGGTGAACCCCTACAGCGCCGTCATTCAGTCCCCCGTCACGACCTTGACCGGCAAGGTGGTGGGGGTGGCGGTGTGGATCGCCGCGGCCCTCGAATACTGCTGGATTCAGACCAACGGCGTCGCGCCGGTCCTCGTGGCCGGCACGCCCGGTGTGGGCCTCGCGGTGGTCGTGCCTGGCACGGCGGCCGGGTGCGTGGTCGTCGACGGCGCCGCGGCGGCAACGCAGGTGGTCGGCGCGATGTGCGTCACCGGTGTGGACGGCAAGAATCAGGCCGTCTTCATCAACATCTAGTCACACGGGCGGGGGTGTTCCACATGGAACGCCCCCGCCTGTGTCCTTCAAGGAGTCGCATGGCGAAAGAGATCGATCCCCTCGCAGAGATGAAGGCGCAGCTTCGGGCGGAGTTTCAAGGGGAACTCGACGCCCTCAAAGCCTCGCAATTGTCGAAGACGCCCGGCGAACAGGCGCTCGCCCTGCTCGCGGAGCGTAGTGCCCCGCGCGAGAATCCCGACTACAACGAGCGCAGCGCGTTCACGCATCCCGAAGGCGAACGCCTACGCCCCAAGCCGCAGTTGTCACGCGAGACATTCTTCTGTGGCTCACGCTGCCGACAGGACGACCTGACCCCCGCGGAGATCGACGCGTTCAACGTCATCACGTCGTCGAGAACCGCGCGCGATGGACAGTGGACGGCGGAAGTGCGCCAGAACGGCTCAGCGCGTGAACTGCACATCACCGTGCCCAGCAAGACGGTCGATGACCGCATGAGCCTGCCGTCGTTGCTCCTGATTCTCGCAGAGCTACAGGGCGGCGCGAAGTCGGTCGACCCGATGGCGCTCGCGGCGCGCGTGGCCGAACTCGAGCAGACGCTGCAATCCCTCGTGGCGTAACGCGATGGGGCGACGGCTACCGGTCTGGTCCTGCTCACAAGGCGGGGAGTGTTGCCGCCATGCCGGGGCGGTCGTCATGACGCACGACGAGGCAGACGTGGTGCTGGCGGCGACCACTGTGGCCGTGGGCTGGGTGCCACATCCTGAGGGTTTTGTCGGGATGGTGGCCTTGGACGGGTCGAACGCCTGCCCACTCTTGACTGAGGGCGGGAAGTGTTCGATTCACGCGTCACGGCCCTACACCTGCCGGCGCTTCCTGTGCCTCCGCGATGAGGGGGAGGCGCTCGTCACTGGGGGACCGTTTGGCTGTGCGAACACCGAACCGCATCTCGCGAGCCGTCCACATCGGCGGCTCTACGAGCGCAACCAGCGCACAGCGCAAGTCTGGGCACGCGCCCATGGGTGGGTGGGATGACGCTGAGTGAGATGGCCGCGGATGTCTACCGACGCTTGAACAAGGCGACGTCACCGGACACCGCGACGGAGACCCGTATCCGCGCATTCTTGAACCAGCGCCATCGGGAAGTGCTGTCGATTCCCGATTGCCAGCAGCTTCGGGACGACGTGATCTCGTTTGCCACCGTGGCGAACCAATACATCTACGGACTGCCTCAGGCGGTGTCCCGCGTCCATCGGATGTGGGACGCGGCGAACGAACGGACGCTCGTCGAACGGTCGATGGACTGGTTTCGGGCGATGGCGCCAGACCCCACCGCGGCCACCGGGAGCCCAGAAGTGTTCGTGGTGTCCGGCCAAGCGCGTGTGGCGGTGCAGCCTTCCGCTGCGGCGACACTCGCCGATGCCTCATCGCTGTGGATCAAGAGCACCTCTGCAAGTGATACCGCCGTCGCACGCATCGAAGGCACCATCTTTGGTGGGTACCGGCAGGTCGCTAACGTGACCATGACCGGGACAACCGCGGTGCAGCTGGGCACGCTCGCCACGTGGATCGCGGTGACGAATGTGTATCTCTCCTCTGCGGCGGTCGGCACGGTGACGCTACACGAAGATTCTGGCGGCGGCGCGGAACTGGCGCGGATCTCTATTGGCGCGACGATGCCCCGCTACTGGCAGGTGTACCTCTGGCCGACACCCGCCGAGGCGATCACGCTGTCGCTCGACTACGCGCGGGAAGTGTCCGACATGTCGCAGGCGAACGACGAGCCGCTGATCCCGGTAGACTTTCACCGGATGCTCGTCTACGGCGCCTGTATGGACGAGTGCCTGAAGCTGGACGACCAACGCTATAGCGCGTTTGAACGTGAGTGGGAGAAGACGAAAGCGGCGATGGTCTACGGGCTGCACGCGCGGGCGTCCTGGCGCCCAGGCGCACGGGCGGTGCGTGGCGCGTCGAATCTCGGGTCCGCCTTCCCCGCAGGGCGCTGGTGAGTGCGCGACTGCCGCCCCTCGTGTTCGGCGCCACGCGAGGCGCGGTGGAGACGGTCAGCCCGATGGCGATCCCCGAGGGCTTCGCCCGCTCAGCCGTGAATGTCGAACTCTCGGCAGACGTGTTGTTTCTTCCGCGCGCCGGGGTGACGGCGATTACCCTCGGGGCGACACTCGAGGTGTTCTACCTCTTCACCGAGCGCATTGACGGCGCCGAGACGCTCTGGCAGTTGTCGGACTTCCTCAGCGGCACCCCGACGGCGCATCGCGGAGGCTCCGCGATTGCGTTCTCCGATACCGTGGCCCTCTCGACTGTGCCTGATGCGTTGTGCGCGGTGGCCTTTAACGAAAAGGTTTTCCTCGCCTACAACAGCAATGTAAACCGGATGCACGTGTACAGCGAGAGCGTGATGCGCCGCGTGGGGATCGGCCTCGTGGCGGCGGCGACCGTGGCGAATACCGGGAGTGGCGCCTATCCTGCAACGCTTCGGTACTACAAAGTGCAGATGCGTCTCCACAAGGGCTCGGACGCGTCCCTGCAACGACTCGCCTCGTCGGAACTCTCGGCGGTGGTGTCCTTCACGCCCTCGGGCGCGGGTACTGCGGCGCGGGTCACGAAGCCCACGACCATCGATAGCGCGACGCACTGGGCGGTCTACGGTAGCGCGGACGGCATCACCTACTACGACATCTCGGGATCGCTCGCGGTGTCCGCGACGACCTACGATGACACCTACCTCGTGAATAACTATTGGGCGACGGGAGCCGTCTCGCCAGAGGCGGGCCTCTTTGTGCCGCCGCCGTCCTGTAAGTTTCTCGCCACCAACGGCGAGCGCCTGTTCATGGCCGGCGCGTGGGAATCCACCGCGTCCGCGGGCCAAACCACCCCCACCCCTCGGCGTGTGTGGTTCACGCGGCCATCGGGCGCGACCGACCAGGGCGACGATGAATCGATCACGCAAACCGGAGACTTGCGCTATTGGCTAGACATCGACAATGAAGACGGCTCGCCGATTACCGGGATGATCTCATCGGTCGACGGCTCCATCTATGTGGGCACGGCGACAAGTGTCTGGCGCCTGAGTGACACCGGGCAGTCGGATGAGCCTATGCGCTCGGTGCGCGTCGTGGCCGGATTCGGCGTCACGCACAACGGGCTGATGACCATGGACGGGTCGACGCTCTACTTCGGGGATGCGAGTGGCCCGTATCGCTACAGCCTCTCGCATGGCCTGGAGTATCTCGGCGCCGACTGGGTGCGGAATCGCGCGCCGCTCTCGTCCACGTCTAGTTTCGACAACATGGCGTCGTGCGCGTTCGACCCGTCCACGCGTCGCATTGCGTGGCTCTACAATAGAGACTCGTCCGCGATTCATGGGAAGGTGCGCTGGTTTCACCCCTCGCTCGCCTCCGCGATCGATGGCGTCGTGCGTGGCGGATGGAGCCTGGACGACTACGAGAACGCGGGTCGGCTGCGGACGGCGGCGGTCTATCAGGGGTCGCTGCATTTCGGCGGACGCACCCCCTCCACAGCGAATGACCTGATCTTCACGCGGGACATGACGCAATCAACCGATGGCGGCGTGGAATACATCTCCTCTATCATCACGCGCACGGTCGTCTTGTCTGATGGGGAAAGCTTCTGTCGCACTGAAGAGCCCCTCGTCTGGCGCAATCGCGATCTATCGCTATCGTTCGTCCTGAGTCGAAACTTTGGGGGGACGGGGAACACCAGCAGCGACACACTCACCGCTGATGTGCCGGGCATAGGGGACGCGCAGTCGCAGCGCATCAAGGTTGAGGGGTTGGTGGTCGCGGACGCGTATTGCCTTGATCTGGAACTCTCGACCACGATTCCTGTCGTCACCTTGACCACGCGGGAACGTGACGGGGTGGATCGCGTGACGGTCCCTGTGTTCCTGCAAGAGCGCGCATGAAGATCCGCCTCGGCCTCGGCACCTTCCTCTCATTGCGCGACGTGGCGACGCGTGTCGAAGAACTCGCGTCCTCGATTGCCGCAGGCTGGAACGTGGCCCATCGGCCGGACGGCCGGCACATGTTCACCTGGTCGACGCTCCTAGCGACGGATGTCTCGTTCAGTGGCTCGGGGCTCATGACGTGGACGGTCCTGGCGTCGTCAGTCCGTGGATTGACGGCCGTCGACCTGGGGCGCACACTCTTGCTGAATGGGTACCTGTATCAGACCAGCGTGGCCGGCACGCTCGACGCCCAGCTGCGGATATTGTTGCCCTGGGGCCTCACGGTCGACGCCTACACGACGGGAACATTCGTGACGATCGATAACGGCGTCGTGCGGGAAAGTGGGATCTGGACCGCCACGCCTGGGACGAGCTTTGTCGCATTTTTCCGCGATACCGCGGGCGCGAACTGGTCGGCGGCGACGGCCAACACGTCGCTCTGGTTCTCGGTGCAAGTGAGCGTCCGCTAGGGAGTCCCGATGTACAACGACGATCGCGCCAACGAAGACCCGGAAGACCGTCTCGTGCGCCGGATGCAACGGCAAATGGGCCAAGCCCCAATGCCGCCGATGGCGCCTCCGATGCCGCCGCCCGTGGCGGGTGCGGGCGACTTCAACGGACGGAACGGCCAGAACATCATCGACCCGAACGACCCCCGCGCGCGTGGCGGCGTGACCCAGGTGCTGCCCGGCGCCGCGCCGGTCGCCCCAGGCGGGGGGAGTCCGCGCGACCCTCGCATCAATGCGACGCCGGACGAGCAAGCCGCCTGGGACCGCGAGTATCGGGCGCTCCCGCCTGGGGGGTCGATGAATCGTCAGCGCCCCGGATCCGGCGCACCATCGGGCGGAGGTACACCGGCATCCGGCTTTGGCCCAGGCGGGGCCTCCAATCCCGGGTACCGCGGCCCTGGCGGCAACACCCCCCCGCCGCCTGGCGCGGGTGGCGTGCCCCCCACCGT